CAAAGAACGTGAACTGTTTTCAACCTTCGAGCAGGTCGAGAGCCGCTACAAACCGATAGCGCACACCATTGCCGAACACCTGTTCAAGGGTGAAAACGATGAGGCCCTGCGCATGGTCAGCGAGCAGTGCACACCATTACTGGCCGAGCTGACCCAGGCAATTGGCGAATACCTGCGCTACACCAACCAGAAGGCAGACCTGCAGGTCAGCGAAAATGACGCAAACTATCTGTCACAACGCAACCTGCTGCTCGCCATTACTGCGCTGGCGGTCTTACTAGCAGCGGTACTGGGCTACGTCATCAGCCGCAACCTGCTGCGCGCGCTGGGTGCCGAACCGAGTGAACTCAACCAGCTCGCCCAACGGGTTGCCCAGGGCGATTTGCGCGCTAGCGAGCGCACGATTGAGCCACCACAAGCCAGCATAATGGCCGCCCTGCTGAGCATGCAGGAGAACCTGCGGGACATGACCAAGGGCATAAACCTGTCCTCACAGACCGTGGCCGAATCCAGCCAGGAGCTTAGCCAATCGAGCCTGAGAAACGCCGAAAGCGTGGCCATGGCACAGTGCGAGGTCGAGCAGATCGTCACCGCCGTTCACCAAATGGCCGCCACCGTGCAGGATGTCGCGCGCAACGCCGAATCCGCCGCCAGTGCCGCCAGCGAGGCCGATAGCGCGGCCCTGTACAGCCAGCAGAAGGCCAAAGATGCCGTCAACATGATCGACGAACTGGCCGAGACAATCGAACAGTCCAACATGGCCATGGGCCGGCTGAAGAATGAAACCGGCAATATCGGTGGCGTGCTTGAAGTGATCAAGTCGGTCGCCGACCAGACCAACCTGCTGGCCCTCAATGCAGCCATCGAAGCTGCCCGTGCTGGCGAGGCCGGACGCGGCTTCGCGGTGGTAGCCGACGAGGTGCGCAGCCTGGCACAGCGTACCCAGAAGGCCACCTCAGAGATTGAGGGGCTGATTGCCAGTCTGCAGAAAATTGCCGACGAGACCTCGCAGCATATGCAACGCTGCAAGCGCTCCAGTGCGCAGTCGGTGTCCGGCGTTTCCGAGGCCGGTGACGCGGTAAGCACGATCGTAACCATGATCGAGCGGATCAACGGCATGAACCACCAAATTGCCGCTGCCGCAGAGCAGCAGAGTACCGTTGCCGAGCAGATCAGCCGGGGCATCGTGACCGTCAGCGAAAGCGCCGAGCAATCCGCTGCAGCCTTCCGCAGCGCTCAGAAGGAAAGCGAAGGACTGGCACGCACCAGCGTGACATTGCGAGAGAACATCTCGCGCTTTCAGCTCTAGGGTCTGTTGCCGTTTCATCGCGAGTCGTGTTGCTGCGAGAAATGGCCCCCGGTTAGGCGCAGGACGCAGGTAACTGTCCGAGTCTTGCTATAACATCGGGGGGCATTTTCCTCGCAACCCTATGGTCTGACCCCAACTTCGCAATACCTGCCATTTTTGAGCGTCTGCTTTTGGCCGATTCTGTTGAAAAAGTCGGTCTCGGTTTTCACGACAGAAAAGTACGCGTCTGAGATTGAAATCCGTATTTTGAGCAGAGGGTACAGGACTCAGATTTCACGTAGCAGCGTGCAAAAATGACGTTTTCCCCGCTCAATGCATGGACCGCCAGCCCGGGTCGACTTTTTCAACAGAATCTGCCGAGAGCGGTCTATCGCGAAGTTTTATATTGCCCATCGTCTGGCTTGCCTGGCATGACCGTGAACTTGAGCACCGGTCAACGGCACCAGTGGGGCAAAAATGGGGCAAACCATACGCCAAATCATGCCATTCAATGCCCACTATGCATTTCTGCAAGCAGGCAAGGACGGGCGTTACAGCCAACAACCACGGGCTTTTCCTGCCCAAGCCACCACATACCCCAGCACAATCGGGGTGTGGGAGGACAGATCGGGGCTATTTTTACTCATCGGATACTTAGGCGGATTCGTTTTGAGTGGAGTGCGAAGTCGGGCGCCTGGCGCGGGACTTTTTCGATGGCGGCAAGGTTAACACGGGTGGTTGGATGTCCGCTGATATGGCCTTTTCAAGCCTATCCGGATGGGGAGGAATGAAAGCGCATAGGAATATCAGGCTTACTGGATGTCCATGCATATATCTATGCATAAAATATGCAAATCAGCATTTGCCATTCCCGAAAAGCGCAAGCAATATGCGCATTATGCAAATACGCAACGTTTCTACCGTCCTACGAGCACTGCTCGACCGTCACGGGATCTCCCCCACGGAGCTTCACCGTCGTACCGGCGTGCCCCAATCCACCCTGTCGCGCATCCTCAGCGGGAAGATCGTCGATCCTTCGGACAAGCACATCTCGAAGATCGCCGAGTATTTCGGCATCAGCACCGACCAGTTGCGCGGACGCGCACCGGTTGCCGCTGCCCGGGATCAGGAGCAGGGCACGCCGCACTCCGAACTCAAGGATATAAGCCTGTGGGACGACGATACGCCCGTCGATGAAGACGAAGTGTCGGTCCCCTTTCTTCGCGAGGTTGAATTGGCCGCTGGATCAGGAAGATTCGTCATAGAAGAGAGCGAGAAGGCCAGCCTGCGTTTCGGCAAGCGCAGCCTGCGCCACAACGGCGTGCAGTTCGACCAGGCCAAGTGCGTGACCGTGCGCGGCAACAGCATGCTGCCGGTACTGCGCGACGGCGCCACGGTCGGGGTCAACGCAGGCAAGAGCGCTATCGGCGATATCGTCGATGGCGACCTTTACGCCATCAACCACAACGGTCAGCTGCGGGTGAAGCAGCTTTATCGCCTGCCGACCGGGATCCGCCTGCGCAGCTTCAATCGCGACGAACACCCGGATGAGGACTACAGCTTCCAGGAGATCCAGGAAGAGCAGATCACCATCCTCGGTCACGTCTTCTGGTGGGGCATGTACGCCCGCTAAGCGCTTCTGATTGAGAAAAAACCCACAGCCATGTGGGTTTTTTTTCGGCCGCAAAAAAGCTCCGACCCTTGATCTGCATGGCTTCCATGCATTTACGCAAACGACACGCATAAATAAATGCATTTGTGCATTGACTGTATATGCATACATGCATATTCTTTGTCTCAAGCCGGCCAGAAAGGTCGGTGACAGGCAGAGATGCCAGGGGCAACCCACCGCTCTTTAGTGGCACCGCTTCAAAGAACAGGCAGCGATGAACCGGCCTTGACGGTTCAGAGGGTTGGCAACTGACCCGGGTGTGCAGCGTAAAGCACCGTAAGCAGTTATCCGGCGGACAGGGTCGCGGTCGGAAGAACAATTTGAATCGATCCGTACCGCGCCAGTAGCGCCGAAAGATCAGGTGTCCGGCCGGGAGTCCTCATCGCGCAAAACGCGATCGGCTTCAAGGCTGGACATCAGGACCGTATTACTGAAAAGCCTGGGCGACCGGGCTTTTTGGAATGCCCACCGAACGCGGGCTCTCAAGAGAACCCTTTACTTTGAACAACAAGCCCAAACCATCACCGGCCAATGAATGGCCCTTTTTTATTGCAGGAGGCGTGACATGACGAGCGAGCAACAAGCGTTGGTGGACATGCCTATCTGGCTGGTCATCCTGCTGGCCGTGGTCGGCGGGGTTTCCGGCGAAATGTGGCGCGCCGACAAGGACGGTGCCCGCGGCTGGGTTCTGCTGCGGCGGCTGGTACTGCGCTCCGGGGCCTGCATGGTCTGCGGCGTGTCGACCATCATGCTGCTGTATGCCGCCGGCGTATCGATCTGGACCGCTGGCGCCTTTGGCTGCCTGACCGCGATGGCCGGTGCGGACGCCGCTATAGGCATTTATGAACGCTGGGCGGCCAAACGCTTGGGAATTGACGAAACACCTCCCCCCGAGACTCGGCCGGAACAATAGCTGGACAGCGACCCGAGCAACGAGCACCCCGGATACCACCAATGGACTGGAGCCACCGGGCCCGAGAGCAGGGCCCAGCCCGCAAGGACGCGGGCTTTCTGGAGGCAAGTGATTGCCTGTCGAACCCGTCAATCGACGGGTTTTTTATTACCCGGTGAACCCCCATGAACATCACCCCGATTCTCACGCAACTGCGTGCTCAATGCCCCAGTCTTGCCCAACATATCTCGACCGGCCTTGATCTCGACCTGTTGCAAAGCAACACCACGCTGCAAACCCCGGCGGCCTTCGTCACCGTGATGACCGACCTGGCGAGCAAGGACGCTTCACAAAGTGTCGCCCGGCAAACCCTGACCGATCGCCTGGAGCTGACCCTGGTGCTCGACGCCAGCAACGGTGCCCAAGCCTTCGACCAACTCCACAGCCTGCGCGCCGAACTCTGGCGGGCCCTGGTCGGCTTCAAACCCGACACCTATTACAACCCCATCGAATACGACGGCGGCGAACTGATCTCGATCAACGCCAGCCGCCTGCTCTATAGCCTGCATTTCTTCGCCGAGTTCCAGCTGGGGCGCAATCGCTCCACGGACCCGGCCGAAACCTGGCACGAGCGTGAATTGGACGGCTTGCCGTCTTTTACCGGGGTCACGGTGAAGGTCGATGCCATCGATCCCGCCGACCCCAATCTGCACCGCCCAGGCCCCGACGGGCGCCTGGAGCTGACTTTCTCTGGAGACGTAACGCAATGACCCAACGCATCACCGTAGTGCCGGCCCCGGGCCGCGCCGTACCGGACCCGGAAGCCGGCGACCTGCTACCGCTCGAAGGCCGTGAAGTGGCCGACAGTGCCTGGTGGCGCCGTCGTCTGGCGGATGGCGATATCACCCTCAACGCCGTGCAAGCGGCACAACCACAGGATGCCCAATAATGGCTATCGGATTCAGCAATATCCCCGCGGACCTGCGTGTTCCGCTGTTCTACGCCGAAATGGACAACTCGGCGGCCAATAGCGCGTCGTCGACCCTGCGTGGCCTGATCGTCGCCCAGGTCAACGACAACGCCACCAGCACCGAAGTCGGCAGCCTGGTGCTGGTTTCCAGCGTCGCCCTGGCGAAAAGCATTGGTGGCCAGGGTTCCATGCTCGCCTCGATGTATGACACCTGGCGCAAGACCGATCCCGTCGGCGAGATCTGGTGCCTGCCGCTGCAAAGCACCGTGGGCAGCATCGCCAAGGCCGATCTGAAACTGACTGGCGCCGCCACCGAAAGTGGCGTGCTCAACCTGTATGTCGGTGGTGTGCGGGTGCAGGCCGCCGTGGTCAACGGGGCGACCGCCGCCCAAGCCGCTACCACCCTGGCACTGCAAGTCAACGCTGCGACCGACCTGCCGGTCAGCGCCGTGGCCGTCGATGGCACCGTGACCCTGACCTGCAAATGGACCGGTGACAGCGGCAACGACATCAACCTGCAGTTCAATCGCCTGGGCAAGAGCAATGGCGAGCAGACCCCTGCCGGCCTGACCATCGTTTCCGCGCCAATGGCCGGTGGCACCGGTGTGCCGGACCAGGTTGCGGCACTCGCGGCACTCGGTGACGAACCGTTCGAATTCATCTGCCAGCCGTGGTCCGATGTGGCAACCCTGAATGCCTGGCAAGCAGCGATGAACGACAGCGTTGGTCGCTGGTCCTGGTCCAAGCAACTGTTCGGTCATGTCTACACCGCCAAGCGCGGTACTGTCGGCACCCTGGTGGCTGCCGGTCAAACCCGCAACGACCAGCACATGACCATCCTGGCCATGGAGCCGGGTGTGCCACAACCGTTCTGGGTCCAGGCCGCAGCCTTGGCCGCGCGGACTTCGGTGTTCATCTCCGCCGACGCCAGCCGTCCGACCCAGAGCGGTAGCCTGGCGGGTATCGATCCTGCCGCAGCCAGCGAGCGCTTCACCCTGACCGAACGTCAGTCGCTGCTCAGCTACGGTCTCGCCACCGCGTACTACGAAGGCGGTTACGTGCGCATCCAGCGGGCGATCACCACCTACCAGAAAAACGCTTACGGCCAGGCGGACAACTCCTACCTGGACAGCGAGACCATGCACCAGTCGGCCTTTATCGTGCGCCGTCTGCAAAGCGTGATCACCAGCAAGTACGGTCGCCATAAGCTCGCGGACGATGGCACCCGCTTCGGCGCCGGCCAGCCGATCCTCACCCCGAGCACCATCCGCGGTGAACTGATTGCCCAGTACGCCAAGCTCGAACTGGAAGGTCACGTGGAGAACGCCGAGATGTTCGCCGATCACCTGATCGTCGAGCGCGACAGCCAGGACCCGAGCCGGGTCAACGTGCTGTTCCCGCCGGACTACATCAACGGCCTGCGTGTGTTCGCGCTGCTCAACCAGTTCCGCCTGCAGTACGACGCGGCGGCCTGATCGCCTGCCCACACTGCGTAACCCCAGCCCGCTCGATGCGGGCTTTTTATTGCAAGGAGATACACCATGGGTCAACTGATTGCGGGCACCTGCTACGTCAAAGTGGACGGCGCTCAACTGACTATCAATGGCGGCTGCGAAGCCCCGCTGATGTTCGTCAAACGGGAAACGGTCGTGCCGGGTTTCTACAAGGAAACCGACGTCGCTCCCACTTTCGCGGTAACCGCGCTGTACACGCCGGACTTCCCGCTCAAGCAACTGGTCGCCGGTACCGACATGACCGTCACCTGCGAATTCAGCAATGGCAAGGTCTACGTCCTGGCCGGTGCCTATCTGAGCGACACCCCGTCTGCCAAGGGTGACGACGCAACCATCGCGCTGAAATTCGAAGGCATCAAGGGGACCTGGCAATGACTGATCCAGTGAAGTTGCAGGTGCCCATCGAGGCCCACGGCGAACCCCTGAGCGAACTCACCCTGCGCCGTCCGACGGTGCAGGAGGTGCGGGCGATCAAGGCGCTGCCGTACAAGATCGACAAGGGCGAAGACGTCAGCCTCGACATGGATGTCGCGGCCAAGTACATCGCTGTCTGCGCCGGCATCCCGCCGTCGTCGGTCAACCAGCTGGACCTGTCCGACCTCAATACCTTGAGCTGGGCGGTGGCGGGTTTTTTCATGAGTGCGGCATCGCAGCCATCGGCGAGCTGATTGCGGTCGCCTATGACCTGGCCTGGTTCTGGAAGGTTGACCCCGAACAGATGATGGCCAGGCCACTGGATGTGCTCCGGGAATCCCTGGAGCACGCGCAACGGATCAATGCGATGCAGCAGGTGCAGTGATGGCTACGACAACTAATACGCTCACGGCGAATCCCCAGACGGTTGTGAACATGGCCCTTGTCGTGAATGGCGTCCAGAAAATGGACGACGACATGTCAGGGGTCAGCAAGAAAGTCGAAAGTTTCAAAAAGAGCCTGGAGGACAGCGGCCTGGGCGAGCTGGATCTCTCGGAGCTGTTCAAGGGCGAAGGCTTGGCCGCCCCTTTTGTCGAGGGCGTCAAGGCTGCGATCGAGGCGGAAAACAAGCTGGCCGAGGCCCGCAAGGGCGCCGAGGGATCTGATTTAGGGCCCACGGCAAAAAATCTGGCGAGCTTGAGTGAAGCGGTCGACAAGGTTTCCCTGAAATTCGGCCAGGGCTTGTTGCCTGTGGTGAATTCCGTAGTGACGGCTTTGGTTCCGCTGGTGAGCCGCGTCGCCGAGTTCGTGGCGGCCAATCCGAATCTGGTTCAGGGCCTGGCAGCGGGGGCGGTGGCGTTCACCGTCCTGCAAGGTGCGGTGGCCGGGGTGGCAGCGGTGGTGGGTGTGCTCGCTTCGCCGATCGGTTTGGTCGTGGTGGGCTTTGCCCTTGCCGCGGCGCTGATCGTTGCTTACTGGAAACCGATTTCGGGCTTTTTCAGCGCGCTTTGGGGCGACGTCAAAGGCATGGCAGCCAGCTTCATGTCGGGGCTGCAGGCGGTGCTCGATTGGTCGCCAATGCCAATGATTACCGCGGGCTGGGAGACGATCAGCGTATTTTTCGCCGGCCTTTGGGAGTCGATCACGACGGCAGCCACTTCGGTGTTCGACTTTTTCAAGGAGCTGTTTTCCTGGACGCCCCTGGGCCTGGTCATCGACAACTGGGGACCTGTGACGGGGCTCTTCGATTCGATCTGGCGATTGCTCAAGGCCTTGGCCGTGCCGGTGATGGACTTTCTCAAGGGCGTGTTCGACTGGTCGCCAGTGGGGCTGATCGTCAATAACTGGGGGGCGATCGGCGATTTCTTCGGGTCGCTCTGGGACACGGTCAAAGTTGCCAGCGCACCGCTGGTGGGCTTTCTCAAGGGTTTGTTCGACTGGTCTCCGCTACAGATGATCCGCAATGGTTGGGGGGGGATCAGCGCCTTTTTCGAACAGCTCTGGGGCGCGGTAAAAATTGCCTGCGCACCGCTGATGGACTTTCTCAAGGAGATCTTCGACTGGTCGCCGCTGGGGCTGATCGTCAATAACTGGGGGGCGATCAGTGCCTTTTTCGGCGAGCTCTGGGACACGATCAAACTCGCCAGCGCACCGGCGGTAGACTTCCTCAAGATGCTGTTCGACTGGTCACCGTTGGGGCTGGTCATCAATAACTGGGGCGCTATCAGCGCTTACTTCGACACGATCTGGGCCGCGCTGCAAGACCCTGCGCAGTTGCTCAAGGACTTCTTCCAGACGCTGTTCGACTGGTCTCCCGTCGGGCTGATCGTCGCCAACTGGGAGCCCATCAGCAAGGTCTTTTCTGATTTGTGGGGCGTACTGCAAAGCCTGGCGACACCTGTCATGGACTTCTTCCAGACGATGTTCGACTGGTCTCCACTGGGGATGATCATCAAGAACTGGGATCCGATTGTCGCCTGGTTCGCTGGCTGGTGGAGCAAGTTGCAAACCTTCATCACGCCGATCAAGGAGTTGTTCAGTGGTGGTTTCGGTGACTTTGTCGCCAAGGTCACCGGCAAGGTCGATGGCCTGGCGCAGCAACAGGAGGCCAGTAATGCCAAGGCGGCCAATGACAGCGGTTCTTCCTTCTGGAACTGGGGCGACTCATCGGGCAGCACTGACTCCGGCCTGACGAGCAACGGCAGCGGCCTTGTCCAACAAACCGCCGCCAACAACCGTACGCAACTCGAAGGCGGCTTGACCGTGAACTTCAAGGACGCGCCAGCGGGCTTGCGCGTCGATCAAGCGCAAACCAATCAACCGGGCCTGGACCTGACGCCTCGCGTCGGCTATCGCTCGCTTTCCTACGGAGGTGCCTATGGCGACTAGCTGGCGTGATCGTTTGTTGCCGGCGTCGTTTCGCGGCGTGCCATTCTGGGTCGACCAGGCGAAAAACCCGGTCGGCCAGAAAGGCCAGTTACATGAATACCCGCAGCGTGATCGGCCGTTTTTTGAAGGGCTCGGCCAACAGTCGAAGATCTATGACCTGACTGCTTTTATCGTTGGCGCCGATTGTCTCGAGAAGCGCGACGCGCTGCTCAAGGCGCTGGAGGAGGGGAGCGGCGAACTGGTTCACCCGTGGCAGGGGCGGATGCAGGTCAAGGTCGGCGAATGCGAGATGACCCAGACCCGCAAGGATGGCGGGTTGGTGACTTTCAGCCTGAAGTTCTATCCGGATGAGCCGCTGCAGTTCCCCAAGGCCGTCGTCGACACCCAGAAGCAATTGCAGGTGGCGTCGGACAAATTGCTCGACTCTTCGGTGGCGCGTTTCGATGGGGCGATGTCGCAGATCAACCGGGCGCGGATCGGCCTGGAAAACCTGCGCAAGGGGATTACCTCGGCCTACCAGGCGATCGAGCACGAATTGCAACCACTGATCAATACGTACGCGAACATCTATGCCCTGGTTCGCACGGTCAAGGAGTTCCCCCAGCAAGTGAGTGCCGCGGTTAAAAGCGTACTGGGCGAATTCAACGGATTGGTGGGCGAAGTCAAGAGCGTTGTGGGCGAAGTTCGGGGTTTGAAGGATTTTGCCGTCCAGGGCTATCACGGAATGCTGGCTGATCTCTCAAAACAGGTCGAGGACGCCAAGTCCCTCGACGCGTCAAAACTGACCATTGGCAAGGACTCCGCCGCGGCCTCACAGGCCACGGTGAACCTGATCCAGGATGCCTTGCTGGTCCAGATCTCCCAGTTTGTGTCAATGATCCCGGTGGCGACGCCGGCGGTGAAACTGACGACCACACCGTCGCTGGCCCAACAAGCCCAGCAACCGGTGCAACGCGCCGATGTGCCGGTGGTCGACGATGTGCTGGCGCTGCGTGACAGCCTCAACGATGTGATCTGGCAGGCGGCGCTCAAGGCCGACGCGGTGCAGTACCAGGCACTCAGTACCGTCCGCCAGGCGCTAACGCAGCATCTCAACGCGGTGGCTTCCAACGGGGTGCCGCTGGTTGACCTGACGCCCCAGAGTACCCAGCCGGCCCTGGTCGTGTCTTACCAGAAGCTCGGTGATGCCACGCGGGTGGGGGAGGTGGTGCAGCGCAACCGGATTTCGCACCCCGGTTTCATACCGCCGGTACCGTTGCAGGTCTCCAAGGAGTAAGTCATGAACGACATCGACAACGCCGTCGTCCTGTTGGTCGACGGCCTGAGTTATGAGGGCTGGAAGACCATCGAGATCACGGCCGATCTCGAGCGTCAGTTCCGTACCTTCAAGCTCGGTATCACCTGGAAATGGCCGGGACAGACCCAGGCCCTGCCGATCAAGGCCGGTGCCCGTTGTTCGGTCATGATCGGCTGTGACCAGGTCCTGACCGGTTACGTGTTCAAGGCGCCCATCAGCTATGACGGCAATCAGATCAGCCTGACCGTCGAGGGCAGTTCGCTGACCCAGGACCTGGTGGATTGCGCGGCCATCAACCAGCCGAGCCAATGGCGTGAACAGAGCCTGCTGAAGATCGTCGAGGCGCTGGCCAAACCCTACAAGATCACTGTGCGCAGCGAGATCCCGGAAACCACCAAACTGCAGACCCACAGCATCGTGCCGGGTGAGACGGTGTTCAAGTCCATCGATCGGTTACTGACCTTGTATCGGGTGTTCTCCACCGATGACGCGGCCGGCAACCTGGTACTCGCCAAGCCCGGAAGTGCCGGGAAGGCGACTGATGTACTGGAACTGGGCAAGAACATTCTTTCGGCCAATACGGCGAGGGACTACAGCGCGGTGTTCTCCGAGTACCGGGTGATCGGCCAGCACAAGGGCAGCGACCAGAACAGCGGCAGTGCGGTGAGCGAAGTCTCCGGGGTGTCCAGCGAGGCCAATCCGGATCGCAAGCGCGTGACGGTGATCAGCGAAAGCGCGCAGATCACTCCGGTCCTGGCCCAGCAACGGGCTGACTGGGAACGGGCGACACGCCGCGCCAAGGCCCTGACGACCACCTACACCGTGCAGGGCTGGCGACAGTCCAACGGTGATCTGTGGCGACACAACCTGACCGTGCGGGTGAAGGATCCGGTGCT